ATCAAGTCTTCTTCTGGGGACTCGATCGGGGTCAAATCCCTTTTGAATAAACGCGCTAATTGGTAGGCGATAAAATATTGCACCGTTTTCCATAATAGCGTGAAATAATATGCTACGACCTGTAACAGCGCTAAGACCAAAGATAATACAGTCTTCAACTTCTCCATGATGTTTTTTAAGATCATAGAGATACTCTCTCCTGATCTGTGCATATTCTACTGGTATGTTTGCATTTAAGTAAGCCATAGTTATCCATAAATATCACCCCAAGTGTCTCCGGATTCGAAGTCAACTTTGTTTGGGACTGCAAGACTAACAGCATTTTCCATAATTTCAATTATTCTTTTTGACTCCTTCTCATCTCTTACGGAAATATCCAGTTCGTCATGTATTTGTATGTGAGGTATAATACCTTCGTTGTAAAGATCTAACATAGCTTTCTTTGTCATGTCAGCTGCAGATCCCTGTATTAATTTATTTAAAGCTTTGTATGTAAAGGCTCTTCTTATTTGTCCTCTACCATAAGTTCTTTCTGCTTCTTCAAACTCCATTGGTTTATGCATACCAAATCTATTTGGTTCCCATTTTGTAAATCTACATCTACGGCCTAGTAAAGTGCCAATAGATCCAGAGGACTGCGCGTGTCTTGATGTGTAATTCATTAGATCTCTTACAAAAGGCACGTTCTCATGATACTGATTAAATAAATCTTCTGCTTCTTCTTTTGTATTTAAACCAAGTTCAGCTTGTAGTTTAGCTTTGCCCATACCATAGAAAAGACCCAAATTGATCGTCTTAGCTTGTGTTCTAGATATGTTTGCCATATCTGCAACTGTTTGATGGAAATCTACTGAGTCATTATTAAATTTATCAACAATATTTTTTACAGAATGATCAAAACATATTGGCTCAGTTGTTGCTGCATAATGCACAACTAATCTTGGTTCTTGTTGTGAGTAATCAAAACAACCCCACTTACAATTTTCTTCTGGTAAAAACAATGAACGAATCATTGGACCTAAATCTTTATTTCTAGCAGGGATTTGTTGTAGATTTGGATTTGAATAACTAAACCTACCTGTAACCGTTCCACCCTGATCAGATCGTATAGGATTAATATCTGCGTGTATTCTACCTCTATGTTGATGTTTTAATATGGTATCTATGAAAGTTGTGTGCGCCTTGTTTATCTCTCTAGCTTTTGCTATATTCTTAACCAAAGGATGATTGTGATTGGAGAGGAAGTTTTTTGTAAATGAAGGTGACTGCGTTTTCTCGGTTCTGGCGTAGGGTAAGGAAAGTTTGTCAAAAACTTTGGATATACTTCTTGCTGCCCATATTTGAACATCTATGCCTGTTTCTTTTTTTACTGACAGTAGGAGTTGTTCTTCCGTTTTACATAACTGCAGTTTCAGCATATGAGCACGTTCGAGATCGACACGAACCCCTTTAAACTTCATATCAATTAAACACGGAAACAATTGTGTTTCTAAATCAAATATCTCCACTAAATTTTTCTTTTGTATTTCTCTTGATAGTGCTTTGAATAACTCTAATGTAATTTTAGCATCTTGCTCTGCATAACTACCAACATACATCGCAGGTAATTTGTATAATTCTTTTTTAGGATCTATGCCCCATGACTCTGCAGCTTCTTTCAAAGCCTTTTCATCTTTTACTTCTCTAAGATAATCATATGATATGCTATTCAATGTATACCATAATCTGTTTTCATCTATTAAGGACGCCATAACCATAGTATCCATAATGTGACCATTAATAGGAATACCATAAGATTTAATCCAACAGACATCATACATTGCGTTATGAAATATTTTATAAGAATCAGTGGCACAAACTTTTCTAAACCATTCTAAAACTGTTCTTCTATCTATGTTACCACCACCTTCGTGTGCGATAGGATAATAACCTTTCCAACCTTCAACGGCAACTGCTATGCCAACAATCTCCCCTCTGCCTTGTATAGCACCGGAGCCTCTTGCTTTTAAATCTGGATCTTTTGTTTCTAAATCGATAGCTATATATTTCTCTCCTGATAAATCAGGAAAATTATCGGGACAATCCCATTCTGTTTGTGCTGTAAACATTATTTCTTTTTAGTATCTTGTAACTTAAGTATCTCTAATTCGCAATAGTGAATTATTTTTTGTAGATCTTTAATTTTATCCTTGTGTAAATACCTACAAACGTACTTCACAACACAGCCCTGAAAAAACGAAAGGTTATTTTTAGAAATAAATTCGTACGGCTGAATGTGAAAATTTTTATAGTGAGATCCACCTATTTGTCTTAATTGTGGAAATGCACTTTCTAAGTCGTCTTTATGTGTCATATTATTGGTGCTCCTATGTTGTATTGATACTCGTAGTGTTGACTACAAATAAACAAGTTTTCTTTTGCTCGAGTTATACCTACAAAAAACAAACGATGTTCTGGATCAGGATTTCTTCTTGCTGATTCATAAATAATTCTTTCAATATCCGTAAACAAAATTACGTTATCGCACTCCTCACCTTTTACACCGTGTATTGTAGATAATTTTATTCTTGCAGGTTTCATTAAATCATCACCTGACTCTAATAATTTTTTTATATATAACTTACTTGACTCTGGAAATTTCAACTGCTCCCAGCTCCCCGCTGCTCGCAACCCGTGTTGTTCTCTAAGTCCTTCAAGATTTATCGAGGTTATACTTTCTAGAGACTTACCACTTGCATACCCTCTAACAAGATGTCCATCTTTAACTGTTAAATAATCCCACAGATCTTTTACATCTTCTTTACTTACCATTGCACCTTGATGCAAACGTTGCCAAACTCTATATGCGCTTAACATTTTTTTAGGAAGTAACTCCTGCGCTTTTGCTTCAAATCTATAATTCATACTGTATAAATGATCACGTAACCTTTCTAACATTTTATTCGTTCTAGTCAATATCATCCAGTTATCTTGATGCAAAGGTAAGTCTTCAAAATCTGCGTTCATTGTAACAGACCCCTCTACGTCTCTTGGTTTCCATTCTTTAACTAAACGTTGTGACATATGTGGGAATATACTCGTCGCTAACTTGTGCACAGATCTTGGAACTCTACGAGATTGAACTTGTGGATCTAACTCTCCTTTTAAATCTATAAATATATCTGGTGAAGCCCCTTGAAAAGAATAAATTGTTTGGTCATCATCCCCTGCAATGTAAGAACGAGCACACTTACTCTCTATGTAAAAAAACATATCCCACTGCAGAGGACTTAGATCTTGGGCTTCATCGAGGAAAACACAGTGTAGTGGTGGACACTTGTCTTCCTCGACAAACTTGGAAATCATGTCGGAGTATTCAATCATACCCGTATTATCTTTATAAGTTTTTAAATCTTCAGCTATTTGTTCTGTTAACCAAATGTCCGTGCTGTAATGTAATTCTAATTCCATAGCTGCTTCTTCAAGAGTTATCTTTTTATTTCTAGATAGCTCTATTATTCTCATGTGTGGATTTGTATGTTCAACATAACCATTTATATTTATTCTAGATTCAAAAGATAGATCAGCACATATTCTAGAAAAATTTTTAAAACTTTTCCATTTATCACCTTTTAATAATTGTGTTTTAGTATTTATCCCACACTCTTGTGTCCCCATAGAATGCATAGTGCTTACGTATATTTTATCGTTTTTAATTCTATCTCTAGCTACGTTAGCTGCAGCATTACTAAAAGCTATGTATGCTATTTTTTCAGGATCAGTTTTTTTTAATTCTTCATCAAGATAGCCCATAAGTCTATGAGTTTTACCTGTGCCTGGAGGTCCTGGTATTATTATTCTATGCAAAAGGGGCCTCTTTCATTTTATCTTTCCGTGTATTTGGTTTATCTAGTTTTAATGTAGGAAGTGCCATATATCTTACACTCTTATTATTAATCTTACCTGGTATTTCCTCTGCATCAAATAAAGTCTCTAACATTCTTGCTGTCTTTTGTTTTGGATATTTTTTTGTATCCCATATTTTTGTCCTGACCATATACTTCCAAAAATCTTTAAATTTAAAATAGCTGATGCCTTCTTCTGTGTAAGAGAGCCCTCTTAAAATATCTTTCCAATCTTTACCTGGTATTTTATTTATATAATCTAATAGTAATTCTTTTAGCTGCACATCTATCTTTGTAGACTCTGGAGCTTCTATTGGTATTGTATTTTTTAATAATTTATTTATTGCCTTTCTCCAAATTAGTTTACCCACTGGTGGCATAGCTTGATTAATTTGTTCTAAACATTTAAGCGAAAATCTATCTGGCTCGTGTAAGTCTTGTGATTCTACTTCTACTTGTTCATCACCTATCGTCACATAATATAAAGGTGGATCAGAATCATATTTCTGTATTTCTTTTATTTCTGTTTCTGGTAATCCATCACCAACACCAAACTCTTGCATTACACATTTTTTAGAATTACAAAAAGATGCTATCGGTTCATCTTTACATTTATAATTATATTCTTTGCCTTCAATAGATTTAATTAATGTATCTACTTCTTTTTTATCTAACGGTGGTTTACAATATGCATCATTATATTTAAATAATTCTCTATCCCATGTATCAGGAAATCTTTTTTTACAATACACACCAAAATTATATATGGCATTGTTTCTTTGACCGTTAGGGATTCCTTGTTTAGAAATTGTAACCAAACATGGTGGCGCACCTGTAAGTAAGTTGTCAACTACTTTTTCTTCTTTTATTGTTAATTTTGATAGTTGATCTTCTGTTAATTTTACTTTACTATGCGCTTCAAAAAATTCATTTATAGACATCGCGGACCCATCATCTTTAATCGCATATCTCATTGTCATTTTTACATTATGATATGGTAAATTTAAAAAACTACCTGTGCCACCCTTTTGCATATCTACTTTATTTTGTTTTGGAAATATTTCTGCATTAGCATAACCAAGTTTAGCTGCCATATCTTTTAATTTATTCCTAAATAAAACTGCAGGTAAAAATTCATTTGCAAATAAAAACACATGAGCTCCACCAGATTTAGATCTACACACAATTAAAGGGAAACTATGTTGTCTTATTTTTTTAATTAATTCTTTATGATCAAAGCCATTATATAAATCAATATCTATACAGGCCCATTTACATTTGTTTGTTTCGTTTATTGGTATAATACCCAGAGCAGGGTCTTTGCCATTCAAATGTTCTTGAAACATTTGTTTTGTTGGAGTTTTTTTAATTATAAAAGATCTTGTTTTGTGTTTACCTCGTTCATCAAACTCATCTGTCTTTCTAGTTTGACCGTAAGCACTATAAGAGCCTTCAAATATATTTATAAATTTATCTAATTCTGTCATCACCACTATGCTTTCGGAGGCGGGACGAAGCAACGAACCGCCCCCAAAATTTTATTAGCTTCTGTTAGCAAAGCTAGAGTAGAACTTCTTTGCTCGTTCATACATCGTAGCATCCTCTAACATCCCAACTTTTTCTACGTTGTAGCCATACCATTGATTACCTTTACCTGTATTTAATACAGAAGATAATTTATATATGTGGCTAAACGATGGTGGTGTGAATGGTCCATCTTTTCCATCTAAACTAATAGACTTCATCATGGAGTTCCATTTTCTGCTAATCTTACCTTGAGACGAACTCATAGATATCATTGCAGTTTCAGAACCTTTATCACCCACAATAATTACAAAGTGTTGACCAACAGTTAAGATATAATTACCATTCTGTAATCTATCTTTGTTGTCAGCTCCTTTTGTAGTTTTTTCTAGAATATCTGAAGAATCAGGATAAATCATTTCAGGTCTACCTGAACCTGTTCCATAATCTGCCCATTCTTGAAACTCTAGTTTATAATGACATGGAATAACTTGTATTCCTTTATCACCATCATATAACTGTTTCGTAACAGTGTTTAAGAACATACCAGGTTCTGCACCTTCTACGTAATTTTGATTACGCTTCTGTGCTTCTGCTGATCC